TACCGACTTTGGCATCAATGAGTGTGTCATTAATGACTTTGTCACAAGCTACATTCCATGCTCTATGGTCGCGGTGTTGTCGTCGCAACGCATGAGATAACATGTAGTGCATAGCCTCGTGAGCCAACAGGAACATTATCTCTTTGACAGTCAAAGGCTCTACCCACTCGGGGTTAAGCATTATCTGACCTGTCGCTGACATTCCTGCCGTTGGCACTTCATCACCATACTGTATCGGTCGCCGAGATACGGCAGTACCGAAGAACGGATGGTCTAGTATCAGCAAGGCTTTCGCTTTACTGACTTTGCGTTGAACCTCGTCGAGGTTAACTGTTGTATTGTTTGAGGTACTCATTTTGTACTTCCTCCTTTATTCCCATTGATTTATAAATTGTTCGCTCGACATTGAGGTAGTACTGACAATCGCTACCGAAGTACTCAGTAACGATATCATCAGCCTGCTCACCTAGTCGTACGAACTCCAGTTGTAGCGAGGTTTTCCCATAAGCGTCATCCCACACACTCTTGAGTTCTTCCCAGTAGGCTATCTCGGGGTATGTTTCATACCACTTAACACCAAAGAAGTTGTACTCAAGCATGGTGTCGCCATCATCTGTATGCCAAACAAAATGCTCATCACACAGATGTCCATCTTCGGGTTTGTCAAGTGGGTTGTATAACATACCTTTTGGATACCCTTTCAATCGCTCGCCTGCCTTAAAGGCAACAACATCTTTGTCGTCGCCATAGATAAGGATACTTGTGTCGCTACGATATCCCATGCTACACCAACCCCGACATCTGCTTGCACAGGGAGTCTATGTCAGTAACTGCTTTCTCACGAGATGTCTGATTGCTACGCAGTAAGTCTTTACCTTGCTCACTAGCATATGTACTAATCAAATCGCGTAAGCCGTTGATACTATCTTGAATGACTGCATCGTCGCTTAGATTGATTTTGTTCATACGCTCGGTAACTTCGACAAGATTGTCAACGAGAGTGTCGCGAAACACAGAACCGTCGTTGCCGATTGGTACTGACAGCTTAGCAATCGCTCGTTCCATTGGCTCTAGCATAGACTTAATCACATGCTTGTTCGCGTTGACACCCGCATCATCAAGTTGTTGTTGCAATGACGCTTTGTCGTCATCGGATATGTCTACACGAAAGTCGCCTGTCGTTGGTACTGGCATGTATCGTATCTCAATGCCGAACTTCGCTCTGAGTTCATCGACATCGGGATAGTCGCTCGCGTTCGCAAGGTTTGGTTTCCCTTTGGCAATGGCTATCTGACTTAACCTGTCGAGGTCATCTTTGACTTCATCTTCCCAAGACAAGCAGAGCGTGTCGACTGCTCGGTGGGCATCATCTACACGCTGACGCAAACCTGCATTGAACTCCATGTAGTGGTTTATGTTAAGCATGTCAACGCCAGTAGTCCACGGCACAGTATTGTCTTTCACATATGTATACACTTCTGTGAACTTACTGATTGTAGACTTAACGAGGTTATTCCTACCCTCGAACAGATGTTTGTTAACATTCCCTGCACCATACTGTTTGCTTTCCTCTTGGTCTAGCTTGTATGGTGAGTACATGTAACGCTTGACACTAATCAGTACTGCTTTCTCATCTAACCCCTTGACTTTCAGAGGTGTCGGTATCGCAGGTGATGTGTCGTGAGGTACACCTTGCCCACTCGGTGGTGTTATTGGTGTAGAAAGTACAGTCTGTACTTTTTCCTCGGACTCTACTGCATTGTTTATTGCATTTTGTAATATATTATTCATGATTTACTCCTTTGTTTTGCACGCTGGCGTGCGTTGTACTTGTTGTAATACTCACGGCTCTTTAGTCTGTTTTCCTCAAGACCATTTATCCATTTGAGGACTTCTCCCCATTGGTAAGCAGTAAGAGTATCGTCAGTTTCCTTGATAGCCTTTTCGCAGTGCATTTTTATAAAACTTGTATGCCACTTCAAAGGCAAGTCGGATTTGTTGGATAACAACATTCCGTTGTGTGATTTACTTTTGCTCATCTTAGTTTCCTCCCATAAAGATGTCTTTGTTAGCAATCGCCCAATCGACGAAAGGTTTGGTTTGTTGTAACTTCGGGTGAAGTCGCAGAGCATCAGTTACATATACCATCTGAAACTCTTTGTTCATACGGCTGATGTAAGTCATATCACGCTCGAACGCATCAGGCACAGTAGTCATAGACAACGCCGTAGCTACTGCGAACATAACGGCAGGCTCGGTTGGTATCTCTACTTTGTCAGGTGCGAGCCTAATCGAATCGACGCTAGGCATCTTATCCATAAGGTCTCTCGCGGCACACCACTCGGCAGCAGCACCCTCACCCACTTTGGCAGTACACGCCATCATGTAATGATTAGTCGGCAAGTCTTGTGGTACTTCTAGGAACAACTGAGTCCACGCTCGTTGCGTTGGATTGACTGAGCGATTAGCGTCAAAGTCGTTGAGCAGTTGAGGTCGTAAGCGTAAGAACGCAATACCTCGAGAGTCAACACCATTATCCATTGCCCACTCGCACCAGTCGTCGAGTGATGTTTCCATCTCGAACTCATACATTCTATTGGATAAGTGTGTAAGCAGTTGTTTCGCACCTGCCCTATCTTCTACCCTGTTACCTGTAACAAGGAAGCGAACATCTTTATCCAGTTTGAATGTTGGTGTCGTACGCTCTAGCAGAAAGCCTGCCGCCCATGTTTGATGGTGTGTCGACGATTGCGGTAACTCCTCTAACACTATCAGACCTGCACCAGTTCCCTCGCGAAACTTGTAAAACATCTCGGTGGGATTGAATCGTGTCTGCCCGTCAGTTACAGATGGAACACCTGTAAAGTCTACGACATCATGGTTGTTAACATGAACGATTAGTATCCTATCCTCGGGTATGTCAAGGTTGCGACCTATCTGCACACAAGCATCTGATTTACCCATGCCTGGCTTACCCTTGAAGAATGGAACTGCCGTTGGTGATTTGCGTAAGATTTGAGTCGCTACGCTGACGACTTCGTTGATTGATGGCATTATGCCCTCCTTTGGTTATGATTAAAGTTCAGCCCTGTACTTTTTGGATAGTACATTGCCATGTTTGTTACACATCTATCAGAGCAAAACTCTCTGTACCCACCTAGACGGATTAGCATAGATAATTCTTCTGTGCTAAGCATATTGAGTTCTTCAACATCTGGTCGAGCCAAAGTTTGGTGCTTTGATGTAGTTGGTGAGTATTTGTCGTAATTGGCGAACCACAACTCAACAAACTTATCGTATACATACATTGGAAAGTGTTCGCCGTAAGAATAGACAACATACAAGTCGCCTTTGTCTTTGGTAAACACAGTACCAGTTGCAGTATCGAAGTGCTGATGAGTCGAGGTATACTCTTGCATCTTGCCGTGTGTGATAATATCCATTACAGTAACCTCTCGGCTATCATGGTTAGTATCAAAGCAGACTGAATACAACACCCTGTGATGATTGCAAGCATTAGATACTTGAATATCTTTATCATCATATGGGTTGTAGTCATATCTACTCTTACTACTTGTAAGTTATATCTTGATTTCATAATCTACTCCTATGTGATTAACCGCTTTTGTTGTTGATGCGTACAAGGTCGTCGCGGTCAGTAACGACAATGTAATTTGATTTGTGCATTGGCACGATACAATGTGTGCGTTGTTTGGCTAGTTTGTCGCCACAATGTATGCAAGTATAAATACCTGCTTGAATTCTTAGAGGGTGAACCTCGGCGTTACATAAAGTGCATTTGGTGGACATGTTAATTAACCTCATAATAAAAAAAGTACAGTACTGAACTTTTGTAATAAGTCATTGCAATAAGACAATTTGATTTTGGCTTATTAAATAAATAACAACGACTTACTCTGCAATAAGACAAAAAGACAATTGCGTAGAGAGATGGCAAGTTGGCACTTTTGGATAGTGCTTTTTCGTCATAACTACTACTAAATGTATTACTTTTACTATTCATTTTTATATATTGTCTTATTGTCTTATTGTCTTAATAGGCACTTGCAACCCTATCTGCATAAGGCTTTTTGTAATAAGACAAAGTGCCATATATTGTCTTATTCGGCGTCTTATTAGGCAAATGGTGGACAAACTGTCGATTTGCGAGCATTAGCCTATGAGTCGAGCCTACGAAAAAAGTACAGACTGAACTAATCCATTTCATAATTTACGACCAGACACACGAAAACCCCCGTAAGGGGGTAATCGCTTATTACTTTACTTCTGATTTTGTAAAGCCTTTAACATCTGCTTTTTGGTATAACCATGTCTAGACATAAAAGCCGTTACATTTTCATCACAAGTTTTCTCTGTCGCTGGTGTGATATCAGTAGTGATAAAAAAGTACTTCTTATCCTTAATATCTTGCTCAGTTACAAAGCCTTGATTCATTAATGGCTTATTGGCTCTTAACAGTCTAACCTTTTGAGTAAGTGGTTCTTTCGTTATCTCACCCTTAAGCATTAACTTCTGAGTGTTAGCAAGGTTGATATTTTTTTGCACCGCTTTGACTTGTTCAGCGAACTTGTCTTGCACTATCTTACCTTGACTGTCATCTCTGTGAGTAGCGGTTACCCAAGTAAGGTAGTCAGCCTGTACTTTCTTGTCGCGGTAAATATCTGCTAGTTGCTGATTAAGTTTACCTTGTGCTTCTCCCAGTCCCATTGCATTGTTATGCACATTTTGAAAAGATTTAATATTCATAATATCTCCATTGTTAGTTAAAAAGTACAGGGCTGAACTTTATTTATTTAACTGTCTAACCCTGTACCACAGGCGGACGGTGGACAAGGGGGGGTAGGGAACGAGGCAAGTGGTCATGACCACCCAGGCTTAGGTACTCCGTACATCACAACCCCTATTTTTTAGATACTGTTCAAAATGAACTAGATTAAATTATTGACATCTATTAGGTAAACCGTGTAAACTTCGCAGTATGAGTAACCCTATAGATAAAGTAACCGGCCCAGATTTCGCCCACAAATCCATTCTATCTAGGGGGCAACTCCAGATGATTGAGGATGACCCGGCAAAGATGGAAACCCTCGCAAGGCTTATGGGAGCAGTGAATCTAGACAATTTGTTCCGTCACATGCAAAATCCCACTATAAATCCTGCCACACGATTAGAATTCCAAAAAATGCTCAATAAAATGGGTAAATTAGAACCAGATGGAAAAGCAGTAGTCGGTGCGGATACCGGCCCACAAGTAGTTATTAACATAACACGGGCTAAAGATAACACTGACGAAGTTGTTATTGAGGGTACTCCTGCACTCGAAACATGACGATAGCAGCCCCAGAGCACGAAATTAATTTTGAGGTAATCGCGTCTTTAGACGATTTCTTCTACTCCACTAAGTTTATCTCCCTAGCGGTTGGTCCAGTAGGGTCAACGAAGACGACCGCGGGCATCATGAAAATTTTGCATCATGCAGCCGTTATGGCGCCGTGTAAAGACGGTGTTCGCCGGTCTCGCGCTATCTGGGTACGTAACACGCGTGAGCAGTTACGTGACACATCTATACCAGACTTTATGAAGTGGATACCAGAAGGGATAATGGGTTCGTTCCTTAAGACAGAGTATAAGTTTGTGATAAAGGTCGGAGACATCGAATGCGAAGTTCTCTTCAGGGGCCTTGATGACGCGAACGACGTACGTCGTCTACTCTCACTTCAGGCTAGCTTCTTCATCTTCGACGAGTTTAGAGAGATACACCCAGACATATTCAACGCAGCTCAGGGTCGTCTTGGTCGTTATCCTGACAAAATGATGAACGGCGTAGGCTGTAAAACGCACGATGGTGATTCAAATGCCCATCTGTGGGGGATGACTAACCCGCCAGACCAGGATACGTTCTGGGAAGATATACTGAATAAACCGCCTGAGAACTGCCATGTGACGATACAACCGTCAGGGCTAGCTCCGGAAGCGGACTGGACACAATTTTTGCCTGATGACTACTACGATAACTTAGCTCACGGCAAGACAGAAGATTGGGTAGATGTTTACATCCACGCTAAATTCGGTAAGTCATTGTCAGGGCAGCCAGTATTTCGTTCGTTTGACCGTCCTAACCACGTAGCAGATGAAGAAATAAAACCTATGTTTAGTGACGCACCGTTGCTAATCGGTATTGATGCTGGGCTTACGCCCGCTGCGGTGATAGGTGAGACTATATACGACGGTCGACTAGTAGTATATGACGCGATAACGTCCGACGGCATGGGCGCGCTACGGTTCGTTAGAGAAAGGTTAAAGCCATTATTGACAAATAAGTTCCCTGGGCGCAGAGCTCTTGTTATAATTGACCCAGCTGCGTTCCAGCGTGTACAGACAGATGAGCGTACCGTCGCAGACATATACAAGAACGAAGGTTTTGTGTTAAAACCTGCGCGAACAAACTCAATTGCTGCTAGAATAGCGGCTGTAGAGAAATTTTTGACTAGAGTAGTTGATGGTAAATTTGGTCTAATAATAGACCCTAACTCTGGAGGCCAGTTGGTAAAAGCTCTTGCCGGCAAGTACAGGTACAAGATAAATACCAAAGGCGTTAAAGATGAGAAACCAGAGAAGTCGCACCCATGGTCTGATATTGCAGATGCGTTTCAGTACATATGCTTACACGCTGATGGGGGAGAAGTATTCGGTAACATGACAGTTGCCAACGAACGCAGAGAAGTGGTATCTGTACCTGCAGGCGGTTGGACATAGGAGATTAAAGTATGGCTGTAAATATTATTCCAGTAGCAAGTGCATCAAAGCTAGAGAAAGAAGCGCTCAAGAAAAACGAAAAGAAACAATTAAGACCTCTTATTCAAGGTTTAGCATCCCACGTACATAAGCGCTGGGTTGTTATGAGAGACCACAAACAAGAAGAAATTGAAGACAGATTAACTGAAACAGCACGTGCTAGAAACATGGAGTACCCACCTGCTAAGTTAGCAGAGATACAAGCGCAAGGTGGTTCAGAGATATTTATGGGTATTGTTAGCACAAAATGCCGTACAGCAACTGCGTGGTTAAGGGATACCCTACTTGGTACAGGTACAGACAAACCATGGTCTATCGCAGCAACTCCTATTCCAGAAGTTCCAGACGATATAATAGATAGGCTGCAAGTGATAATGGAACAAAACCTTATGCAGTTTTATGACCAGGGCGGAGAGCAAGTTGACCCTGCTAACCTACAAAAATTAGCAGAAGGTATGAAAGACACTGCTATGCGCGAAATGAAACATGAAGCGGAAAAGCGTGTTGACCGTATGGAAAAGAAGATGGAAGACCAGCTTTTAGAAGGTGGTTATGTTAAGTCTTTGTTTGAGTTCACTAATGATATTGCAACATACCCGTACGCTGTACTAAAAGGCCCAGTTCCTAGAAAACGCAAAGTTTTAAAATATGCTGAGACTGGAGGGTTAGAGCCGTCGGAAGTTGTACGTGATGAGTGGGAAAGAGTAGACCCATATAAGTTCTATTGGTCTCCTTGGGGTGACGATATACAAAATATGCCTGTAATAGAGGTTCACCACTTAACTAGAGCCGACCTCGAAGCTATGATAGGCGTCGAAGGCTACGACGAAGACGCGGTGAGAGCGTTGTTGTCGGATTTTGGAGCAGGCGGTATTGACTGGTTAGACCATGAAGATTCTGAAATGGAAGAGCTTGAAGGTAAAGATTTTGACGATATTGACAATGATTTAGTTGGAGCTATCCAGTTATGGGACTCTATCCCTGGAACTTTGCTGTTAGAGTGGGGTATGAAAGAGAAAGAGATTGATGACCCTCAAAGGTCTTACCCATGTGAAGTATGGATGATTAACGATACAGTAATCAAAGCTGTACTTAACTATGACCCATTAGGGCGTAAACCATATTACGTCACGTCGTTCGAAAAGGTCCCCGGACGTATAGACGGTAACGGTGTAGCAGATTTATGTATGGACGCGCAGAGCATGTGTAACGCCGCAGCTCGTTCATTGTCAAATAATATGGGTATCAGCTCTGGCCCACAGGTAGGCGTAAACGTAAGTCGCTTACCAGCTGGAGAAGACATCACACAAATGTACCCATGGAAGATTTGGCAGTTCCAGCAATCGGAATTTGGAGATTCTTCTCCACCAATGAATTTTTTCCAACCTGGTTCAAATGCAGGAGAACTTATGGCTGTGTTTGATAGGTTTATGGATATTGCAGATGAAATGACAGGTATACCGAAGTACATGACAGGACAACACGTGCCAGGCGCGGGTCGTACTTCTTCAGGTTTATCTATGTTGATTTCTAATGCAGGTAAGAGTATCAAACAAGTAATAGCTAATATTGACCATGATGTATTAACTCCTATGTTGGAAAGACAGTACCAAAGAAATTTAAGGTACAGTGACGATATGGACTTAGTAGGTGATGTCCAGATTATTGCTAAAGGTGCTATGTCACTTGTTGTCAAAGAAGCTGAGTCTGTTCGTAAGACTGAGTTCTTAAGATTAGTTTTAGAAAGTCCTGTAGCGCAACAGATTGTTGGATTGCCAGGTACTGCAGAACTTATGCGTGACCTTGCTGGTAACCTTAATGGAAACATTGACAGGCTAGTTCCTTCTAGAGAAGATGTAGAGAAACAACAGCAGATGGCGCAACAGCAACAACAGATGATGATGCAGATGCAGCAAGAACAAATGGCTGCAGAACAAATGGCTGCACAACAAGCTGCTAATTTACAAGAAGATGGTACAGAAATGGGTGGAAGACAAGACAATTTTATGGCGCAAAGGCCTAATGGTAGGTAAATTGCTTCCACTACATAAAATTATTTGGTATTATACGAAGAAATGATTAATGTTAATTCTTTAAGCGCCTCGGAGATTTCATCGCTAAATAGGCTGAGAGAACCCGGGGTAAATAAGGTGTTAACAGTACTTGAAAGGGAACTTGAGAGTACAAAACAAAAGTTGGTCTACGCGAACGAAATGGGAACAATCCACCGTTTGCAAGGTAGGGCAGAAGCTTTTGAAGATTTACTAAAGGCGGTCGAAGAATCGCCTAAAGTTAAGGCGCGTTAGAAATAACGCATTTGTTAAGCACACCATAACGGGAGCAGCATACATTGCGCTGCGAAACAGAGTTGGTGCTTTAAGGGAGAAAAAAATGGCATTGCCAAAACAGGTACAACAACAACTTGATGAAGTTGAAGAGTTAGAGAAACAATTAGAAGCCCAAGGCGAAGAAGTAGAAGCAAAACCAGAAGTTAAGAAAAAGAAAACTTCTAAAAAAGCTAAAGCCGAGGATACGGAAGTTGAAGTAACAGATGACGAACCAATCGAGGAGCCTGTAGCAGTAGAAGCAACGCCGGCTAACGATTCTGTCGAAGAAGTATCAGAAAGCTTTAAACAGAAGTACGCTACATTGAGAGGAAAGTATGATGCAGAAGTTCCAAGACTGCACCAGCAGGTTAAAGAACTTACTGACCAAATGAATGCTATCCGATATGAAGCAGAAGCTGCAAAAAAAGCAGAAGCTGAGAAACCGAAAGAGAAAGTTAGTTATGTTACCGATGCAGATCGAGAAGAGTACGGTGATGATTTGATCGACTTTCAACGTCGAGTTGCTAAAGAAGCGTCCCAGGAGTATGAAGACCGCTTTGAGCAACAGGCTAGAGTAATTGAACAATTGCAACAGCAGATTTCAAATACTGGAAGCCAAGTTGGAGAGGTAGGTTTTACCCAGAAGCTAAATGCTTTAGTCCCTGGATTTGACCAACTTGACAACGACGAACGTTGGGTTGCATGGCTAAATGAGTACGACCCTATGACTAGGGGGCCACGCAGAGATCAAGCTCAAGCTGCCTTTAATGCAGGTGACGCAGAAGCGGTAGCTCACTATGTGGGTTTATTCCGTGAAAGTGTTGAACCAGTAGCTAACGGCAAGAGTGATCGCGATACAGAGCTCGAAAAGCAAGTAACACCAAGTCGTTCTGCTAGCACAGTGACTAAGAGCTCGGGTAAGGACTCTAAAGTATATTCAGAAAAAGAATTGAATAATGCTTGGACTAAGATTCGAACTTTAAACACACAGGGCAAGTATGACGATGCGGAAAAACTTGAAGCTGAGTTAACCGCTGCATACATGGAAGGTCGAGTTAAGTAAAATTAATTAGCCATTTAAGTACACAGCCTTAACCCAAACTGTTTTATTTTTTAATTTTTAAGGAGTACAAAAATGGCGGCAATATTCCCCGTAGTAGGCTCTGGTGCGTTTGACACTAACCCTAGTTATTCAGGTAGTTTTATTCCACAATTGTGGTCTAACAAGCTGAATGCAAAATTCTTTGCGAACACAATGATGACTGAAATCGCCAACACTAGTTGGGAAGGCGAAATCAAGAACCAAGGTGATTCAATTCGCATCCGTACTGCACCATCAATCACTATCAATGATTATGCTGGAGCTGGTACGACTTTATCAAGTGAAGTTCCTGTACCTATCTTTCAAGATTTACAAATCAACAAAGGTAAGTATTTCAGCGTACAGGTCAACGATGTATTAGCACATCAAGCTGATATGGACTTGATGAACATGTTCACTGATGACGC